TGCCGAAAGCTAAGCCCGCTGCGGTCATGGTCTTAAATCCCCACTCGAAGAATTCTGATAAGCCAACATCCATTCAGTTCCCCCGCGCTTACGTTGCAAGCCAAGCACCAGCCCCACGGTCAGCGCGATATGCCTTGTTGAAGTAATTGGTATTCAGAACAACCGTGTTGCCAGACGCTGCGCCGTCTTTGATTAGCTCGGCACCGTTCCCCGCAATGGTGACGTTCTTTACCGCCGCATTGCCTTCATAGTCTTGGAAGCGCATTACAAGACCGTCCGGCACGTTGTAGAGTGCCGGTAGCGTCAGGGTGAAACCAGCCGCCGCTGTGTTGGTCAGGCACTTGATGTTGTTTCTGGTCAGCGGAATAGTTGCCGCTGCGCTGTATTCGGCATTCGGTGACGTGTAGAGGCGACGGCAGGACACTTCATAAATCTTATATTTGATGTAAGTGTTTGCTGGCGCTTGGCTGTTCATATAGGGCTGCATCGCTGGCGTGCTGCCTCCCTTGCCTGCCGTAATCAAATGCGGGTCAGACATATAAAGTTGCCGACCGGATGCAATGGTTCCCTTGGAATAACCGGCAGGATTCCAGTTAGCGGAAGCAAAGTTAGTGCCGCCATTTTCCTTGATTTGCCCCCACGGCGGCAGTGTTGCGCCGGTCGCGGTCAAAACCTCGAAATCAAGGCACATCGCCAGCACATCCCCAGGCATGACATCAGCAGCCCAGGTTGCGGTGTTGTTAAATATGTTGAAGTTCTTTGCCACACCGTCCGTTGCATCAAGCGTGACTACCAAGGCTTCTTCGTAAGTTGCACGGCTCAAAACAACGCCAGATGTCTTTGCAGAGCAATAGAAGTTATTCTGCGTTCCGCTCTGAATAATACTTTCTACATCCGCCAGTGCTGCATTTGGGCTAATAGCAATGCCAGGAGCATCAATAAATTTCCCGCGAATGCTGAGCATTTTGTCGGCAAGGCGCTTGCCAAGCAACAGCGCGCCCATGCTGCCAGGGTGAATATCTGCGCCGTTGTAAAGCGGGTCAGATACGTCAGGGTCAGATGGTGAGCCGTAGGCGGCATAATTGGCAATAAAATGCAAATTGTCGAACTTCGAGCAATAATCCTGCATTGCCGTGTTGTAATCTTTAATTCGCTGAATGCGCGTCGCGTGTGTGGAGGCTGACTCGCCACCATACCCTGACGGATATGGCACTTCGCCCATGACATAGACATTTTCAATGCCCTGACTTATCAGGTATTTCATGACAGATTGGAAAGAAGCGGCATAGGCCGAAGATGAAACGCCACCAATCGTGTCATTGATACCGAACCACCACAGAGCGTCCCACCGCTCGTTAGAAGGACGGCGCACAAGCGCGGCAGGAATAGTCGTCGTCTTTGTAGCGTCAAAGCCCGCCGCTGTTGCACCGCTCACGCCAAGATTAAATTCTTTCTTCCAGCGGAAACGCTCACCAAGGAAGGACATGGCGTGGTTGACGTAGCCTTGATTGAAGCGATAGCTGAATGGCCAAGGGTTATTGTCCTGGTTTTGGAATGTGCGGCTGTCACCAATGCCGAGAAGATTAATCATGTTCTCGGATTGCGTGCCTGCAAATACCATTGGCGTGCTGAGCGCCGAGCCAGAGCCGGAACCGCCACCACGAGCCACCACACCGCGCGTTACAACCATCTTATCCCCCTCGTTAGAACTCTCTGCATTTAATGACCAACACGGCGCCAGCCGTCCAAAGGCGCATCATGAAACCTCATCCACCTGCAATGTGCTGCCACGCAAGGCGCTGCTTGTGCCGCCTGTCGCATTCTGAGCAAATTGCGCCGTTAGCGTGCCAGCGGCGTTTGTCGTGATTGTGCCTTCAATCGTGGTGCAGCCAGCAACGCAACCAGCCTGCCCAACACCGGCACCGCCGAGCGCCGTTTGCCGCGATGTAATGACGTTCAAGCCGGTCGCATTACAGACCGTCGTTACCTGATACGTTACAGCAGCAACGCCAGCCGTTCCGGCAATGGCGTATTTATGGCCGCCCACCGCATCCGCTGTAAAGTAAATCACCGCGCGGAAACGGTAGGTTTTATTTATCTCAAGATTGACCGATAGGCCGGTCGCTGTCGCCAGCGTGGTTGTTGAAACCGTGAAATCATTCACGACGCGCTTTGTGCTTACAAGATTCAGTAAGCCAGACGCATTCAGTTCCGCTATATCTGTTCCGGCTGAATTATAGCGCCAGCGCCCTGCCCCTGGCCGATACCAGCCAGAAGTAATATCCCCGCCAAGCGTCAAGCCTGGATAAGTTGCCGAGCCTGCCGGTGCGTTAATAAAGCGTTGCTCCGTGCCATCAAATAGCACCGTGTCGGCGATGCCAAATGCTTTAGATGATGGGTCAATAACAACTTCGGTACCGCTGCGATAAGCGCGCAAATTCAGGTAATTATGGAAATTGCTGCCGCTGTTTTCCCACCGGATATGATTGGTGCAGTTATACGTAATCAGGTCATATGCGCAGTATGAGCCCCCAAGGTCAGCGCCGATTGCATTTGTGCCGGTGCAGCCCGACACATTCCCGATGATGCGATTAAAGTTACCGCGATTTTTATAAACCGTTAGGCCAGATGCGCCAGCGGGGAACTTTGAACCTACAAAATTCAGAATTGAAATATTCTCAGCACCAGATGGAATATTGACACCAATCGAATTTGCGGCAATCGTTCCCCAATACCAGTTAAACACCACATTCGAGATGGTGACGTTTGCGATGCCTGTTTGGAAGTCAATGCAAGGCGTTGCGCCATTATAGCCAGCGCCTAGGCAAAACACTTTATCAACACAGGTATTGCTGCCGGTAAAGCGAAGCTGCCCAAGGTCATTATAAATGGTGCCGATTTTGCACGCGCCTCCAATACTGATATTGCCAGTGCCGGGATAAGCGTGAATAACCTTGATGGCACCAGCGCCGATGTAATTCGCCGAGCTTTCCATAATGAAAGCCCATCCAGTCGAGCGGCTTTCGCTGTCATAGATAGTTACGGTGTCGATTTCGCTATCATGGGGACCACGGAAGCGCCAACCTGTAACACCGAAATCACGCAAGAAAATGCGTCCGAAATAGCCTTCTTCTTGCGCGTAAATATCGCGTGAATTATAGGCGTAGGCGCTGCTGGCTTCGGTGCGGATTGCATCGCCAGCTACGGCCATAACTTCCACTTCGTCAATATATTGCGCGTTACCATAGAAGCATATTCCGTTATTGGCAGCCCCTTGCAGCGTCCATGACCCGTCAATAGTCATCTTAAGCAGGCCGTAAGTTGACGGGACGCGCGCGTCAGATTGGTAGCCGTTAAATATCGCGGTCGGGCCATAATTGAGGCCGGTTCCGGTCAGCGCATTGTAATTTTCCGATACAATAAAATCTTTATTGCTGTTTTCCATCTGGAAAAGCTTGGTCGAAAACTGCCCATCACCGCACAAGAAAACCTTACGTTTGACGATAATTTGCGTCGCCGTCAGCACGCCGCGCGGAATCATAATTAAGCCGCCGCCTGCATCGCTCACGTCAGTAATCAGGTTATTGAGCGCAAGCGTGTCATCCGTGCGGACAATCACGATGCGAAGATTTGTTCCGGTGTAAAGAGCGGGGTTGCTAAGTTGAATTGTGTTATCAGCGCCGCCGACAATGGTGCCGTTTGCGATAACAACATCATTGCCCATTGAAATGACGTAGCACTTATACCCCATATCAGCGGAGCTATAGGTGTATTTGCCAGTCGCGCTTGTAATGGTGTAGCTAGTCGCAGTCGTCGCGCCGTCAAATACTTCCGTGCCGTCGCACATCACGCCATAATCGCGCGCATCAACGGCCTGCCCAAAGAACTTCTGGACAATATTACGCTGCACTGGCGATGCGTTTTCACCAATGGCTTGCGCGATGTAATCAACATCCGTGCCGCTTTCGCTGCCGCCGTTCTGGTAGGAGTTGACGCGCTTAAGCTCGCCAATCGTTAGATTAGGCATGGGTAACCCCTAGTTATTCTCAACAACCGTTACAGTGAGGCTTGGCGACGTGCTGCCGGACATTGAAGCGTAGAGAATGGGCGCATCGGTCAGCGTGGTGCCGTTGCCCATATTCACGTTAAACATGTCGTTTGCCAAGCTAGTGACATCGGCTCCCGATTGGTCTTTCAGCGTGTATTTGGTCGAGCCGCCGTCAAAGCTGGCTTTCCAGGTAATTGTGCCGCCGCCCCATGTTCCGCCCGCATTGACGGTTGCCATGTAAGAACTTGCTTGATTGCGGCGGTGAACCGTTGCAATGGCGTAATCGCCATCAGCGGTAATCGTCGTTACTTTAGCCATGCTTTTTCCCCTTCTTCACAAGGCGCGGTTTAGTCATTTTCAAAACAACCTCAGCCTTATCGAGAGCCGTTTTGTATTTAAGCTTGATGTCATCCGGCAAATCCTTGCGCGCCAACTCAATCAAGCATTGCTGCTTTACTGCACGAGCATCACTCATATATTTTTTCGTATCGGCCATTTGGTTCCCCTATTTCCAAGCTGTCATCGAAAGCATCTGGCTCCCAAGCGTCGCCCTTGCTTTCTAAGAATTGCTTAGCCTTTTCCTTGGCCTCTTGCATGTCTTTCATCATGGAATCCGCGATTTCCTTAGTAAGCGCCAAAGCTTCTTCCTGGCTCCGTAAATCCAAAATCTCATTGATGATTTGAGTCTCTGTTTTCCCGTTTGTGTCGATGTTGTATTCGTTAACCATCCTGTCGATTTCAGAATTGCGGCTCATAGCGTCATTAAACTTTTGAACGGCCTTAACGTCTTTATCGGAATATTGCGGTTTGCCGTTTACATCTTCCGCAAGCTTGTCGAGAAAATCATTGATGCTTGGCCGCTCTGTGCCTTTCTCTGGGAAATAACCACGCTCCCAAGCCCGCAACGCCATCTCATCCAGACTCTTGCCTTTGTTTGGGCGCAATAATCTTGTTGCTTTGGTTCCAACCATTGCAAGCACATCGCCGCCAATATCTTTCAAACCGCCGTTTGCTCGCACAAATGCCGCAAGTGATGTTGGTTCTTTTGCGCCTATACCAGTTCTCGGTAGTGGCGCGGCTTTCTGAGGTGCCGTCTTAATTGGCATTGTTTGTTTAGCCATTGATTGCATCACAACCGGCGCGACTTTAGTCGGCGCTTTCATCGGAATAGGCTGCGGCTTCGCAACAGCAGGCGCGGCTGGCGGGGGTGGTTCCGGCTGTGCAACAGGCTTAGCGACTTTCTCGCTCGGAGCTTGCTTGCTAATGATGTTCTGGCGCTCATTGACGCGGCGGATAGTTTCAGCCAACGGTGCATTGATTGCCTTGGATACGGCGTCAACGCGGTTCTTTTGCAGCTTCGCGGCACCAGCTCGCGCGGCAGTCGATACGCCATAAGCTGCCGCTGCTGCACCAATTCCGCCGCCAGCCGCAAGCCCAGTGCCGCCTGCGATGATTGGCACTAAACGACTGCCAAGAAGGCGCATAACCTCGCCAGCAACGCCGGTTTGCGATGCGCGCTTAATCGCCGCCTGTTCTGGCTTGCTGTAGCGGCCAAAACGCTTGGGGTTCATCATCAATGTCCGCATACCGGATTTGATGCCCTGCGCCGGACTATCCATGCTCTCGGCGCGCGTTAGGATGCGCTCAATATCGTTCTGGCGCATTTGGGCAGCCCATAGCTCCCGCCCGTCTTTCAGTGCTTGGAAACCCTCGCCGCCTTGCTTAGCGTCGTTGCCGTAGGACTCAACCATATCGCGGAATTTGTCCTGCAATTCGACCAGCGGATAGCCTGACTTTTTGACCTTGCCTAGCTCCGTATGGCCGTCAATCATCATGCTCAGCGCTTCGTCAAGCGCCTGCACCCGCTCTAGCGTCATAGGCTCGCCCTGGAAGCGCTTAATTTCCGCAGCAGCGTCACGTAGCGGCTTGTAAACTTCCATGCCCGCGACCTTCGCATCACGCGGCAACATGCTTTCAGCCGTATTCACCAGTTTGTCGGTGAATTCTGGCTTGAACGAACCGCCGAGCGCTTCCGCCTGCTTATAAGCGGTTTGCGCCACGTCTTTAATCGCCTGCTGACTTAGCGGCTCGCTCTTGACTTCTGGCCTCGCGCCGACACGGCCAAGCGCACCGCCCAGAATGGCGCTATTCACCGCACTATCGAGGCGCTCTGTGCCGGTGATTGGCGCAGGCGTTTGACCCGCCAGCCGTTCGGGGATTTGCATGATGTCTGGCGTAGCTGCGCCGAATGCTGCCGAACCAAGCGCAGACTTAGCAATGCCCTGCCCTGCGCCGAGCATGGCCGCTGGAATGGCGTTTACACCCGCGCCGAGCGCCGCACCCGCTGCTGTCGCTAACGCATCGCCCTTGGTCTTTTCATAAGCATCAGCACCGCCACCGATACCACCAGCCGCAACCATACCAGCCGGTGAGGCCATAAAGAACGGCACAGCAGCCAGCGCGCTCCCTGCCAGCTTTGCAGCATCGCCAAGCGAATTGGTATTGCTAAAGCGTGGCGCATCCGCATTAATTTGCCGTAGGTAATTGCCGATTTGTGATTGCTGGTCTGCGCCAAACTCAGGCGCTATACCGCTGGCTTGTAAGCCTTCGGCAATAGCCTTTGCAATGCCGCCCGTGGTGTTCGCCGCCGTGCGAAGCGCACCTTCGCCAATACCAGCAAGCGCCTTACCAGGAATTGAGGAGATGTCACCGCCGAGCGTGTAGCCGTCATCAATGGCGATGCCGTGCTGATTGGCCAGCGCCAGTAATTCAGCATCAGAAAGCTTGCTCAGGTCTGGCTTAGCGGGTTGCTGCTCAACCTTAAGCCCGTGCTGCTGCGCCATCGCCATCAAATCGGCGTCGGACATTTCGGACAGGTTCAGGCCGCTTGATACCGGCGTTTGCAAATTCACTTCGGCGGTAATCGTATCGGGCTGCTGCATTCCGCCCATAATCTTGGCGATATAGCCGCGCGTCTCAGCCGGAGCATTATCAAGCCCCTTGCGGTCAACATTGCCCTGCCCCCAGTTATAGCCCGCCAATGCGCTCGGCACGTCGCCTTGGTATTTCTTAAGCAAGCTCCCCATCATCTTGGCTTGAGCCTGCGCCGCCTGCATAGGGTCAAACGGGTCAATGCCATATTCTGCCGCCGTGGCAGGCATAAACTGCGCGATGCCCTGCGCCCCCGCTGGCGATACCGCGTTGGGGTCAAAGTTGCTTTCAGCCTGTTGCTGCACAGCCAACAGCCCAGGCGGAAGCCCGTTCTGTTGCTCTAGCTGCCGCAGATATTGCTGATAAGCGCTCATTGCTTCACCTTGAGGCCACGACGCGCTAACTCCTCGGCCAAAGCCGAGCGGTTCACCTGATATTGCTGGCGTTCGGCCTTTGCCTCGCTCAAGGCTGGCGGCTGCTGAATACCAAATGCCTTTTGGTCTTTTTCAAAAGCCGTGGAAACGCGCTCAAACGACTTGTCCAGAAAGCCGGAAAGCTTGGTTAGCTGTTCTTTTAACTGTTCCGGTGATTGACCGGCATCAAGATTGGCGCGCAGACTTTTCAATGCCGCGCCCTCTTTCTCTGTCAAGCTGCCCAAACCGGATGAACCGTTAGCCGATGATTCTTTAAGCTGTTTCAGCACGTCGATTAGCTCGCCACTTTTTAGCGTTTCTAAGCCAGCGGATAAATCTTTTGCGTCTGTGCCGGGGACATAACCCAACAGCGAGCCAGCGCCCGCTGTCCAGTTGCTAACCTTTGGCAGCAATTCATTGACCAGTTGCTTAGCGCGCATATTGGCGTCGGCGTAAGTTTGAAAACTAGTATCCATGTTGGTCAGCGCCATCTGCTGTTCGCGCTGCTGCTTGGTGTAATCCTGGTCGCGCTTCGGCTTGTTAATCAGGTATTCAGCCGCTTGCGCGGGCGCAACGGTTGCAATGGCCTGTAACTGGTCAGGCGGTAGCTGCGGCGCACCATACTGCGCTAGAGCGCTCGGCGTGGGCTGCTGCTCAGGCGGTGCAAACTGGCTCAAGGCCGGTGGCGGTGGAATATCAAGCTGAATACCGCCTGTGCTGTAACCGCCGTTATTCTGCTGCCAAAGCGCCTCTTGCTCAGGGCTGCTCACTTCCGAGCCATCTTCATTGAGATGCGCGCCGCCCGTCTGCATCGGTGGCGCATATTGTGCCAGCGCGCTTGGTGCGCCCATGCCCCCGCCGCCAAGCGTGGCAATAGCACTCTGCTTCGCCATTGCGGCCTGTAGCTGTTCGCGCTTCGTTTGTTCAGCCAGAACGTCACGCGGTTCACCGGCAAGCAGCTTCTGCAACTGCGCCTGCTTGATTTGCATATCAAGCGCGTGCGCCTGCATCGCCGCCGCCTTAGCGGGGTCTTGGATACCGAGTAGCTCCCTGATTAAACCGCTGCCCATTCTCTCACCACAAAGCGTTCATAAAACCGCCGCTTGAACTGCCGCTGCTGCTGCTGTTGCTGGTCGTGCCGCCATCCTTCGGCAAGATGCCCAAGAGGCTGCCCCAGGCTTGCAAGGCCGCGTATGGCACTTGCTGCTGCTGTGCGTTCAAGCCGCGCTGGAAGCTGCCGACACCAAATTGCGCCTGCGCGTCATTCGCCCGCGCTTGCGGTAAGACCGTCATGGCGTTGCCCATCGCGTTGTTGAATTGGCTTTGTTTGAAGCTGCCGATTTGGTTCATGCGACTTAGGTCAATGTCATTCGCGCCGAGCATCTGCCGATTGGAGCCAAACTGCCCCGCGCTTGCCATGTTGCGCTGAAGCGCGCTATTCGCGCCCGCCGATTGGCGGTTAATCTCGTTAATCACATACTGGTCATATGGATTTTGCTGCATGGCGATGTCGGATTGCAACGATGTCGCGGTTGGCGCAAAGCCGTTATTCACCGCGTTAATCGCCTGCGTTTCACCAGCCGTTTGCGCCAGCGGCTTAAACATGCTGTTAGCGCCGCCATCCTGAAACAACCCTTGGCCTTCCATGGCAAATTTCTTAAACGCCGCCTGAATTTCAGGAGGGAGCGTCTGAAAACCTGATTTGCTGCTGCTTTCGCTGCTGCTGCTGCTACCGCCGAATGCGTCCTGCATTTATGCCGCCCTCAGTTGTTTAATCCAAAGGCGCTCATTGCTCGTATAGCCGCGCCGCTGATAAAATTTGCCGGTCGGGATGCTGTCGCGCTCGGCGACCATCACGCAATGAACGCCAAGCTTTTCCATCCAGCGTTCCATTTCCTCGACCAACGATGCGCCGATGCCCTGCTTGCGGGCTTCCGGCAGCACGTAAATGTCAGCGACATTCGCCATCACCACATTGCGGCTGCGAAGGTGCGGTGAAACGATAATTGCGGCATAGCCCACAAGCTCGCCTTCATGCCGTGCCGCCAAAAAGCGCAAGCATTCCGCATCTTCCATTGATTGATAACGCTGCCAGTTAATCGAAAACGGATAGTTTGCTTTTTCGTCTTCGACTTCACACCAAGCTTGGAAGGCCAGCTTGTCCAAGCCATCGGCCATCAGCTTAATCAGCGGCTCCCAGGTAAATGTCACCATGATGCCACCGCCACGCGCCGCCAAACCAGCGTGCCGCCGTTGTTGACGCAGAAGTAAGCGTAAGTTGCCGTTACGTTGAAATCACCCTCACGGCTGTCCGTAATATCCGCGCTCGACGCTGGCACTTTGGCAACTTTGCGCCCGCGTAAAAACACACTCGGCAAGTTGGTGAAATCCTGCACGTCATGAATACGCTCACGCGCAACATTCCGCATCCAATCCGTATGGTTCTCAAGGGTGTTCTCAATGCGCTGCGGGTATTGGTTCATTGCTGCGCCCCCCGCTGCGTGGCTTCCCACCACTGGCCGCTAACCCAGGATTGCCCCAGTTCCTCACCGCTCAGCGTGTATTGCCAATAACGCCCGCCGTTCGCCATCTGCACGCGCTCAGTTGTTGGCGTCACCGTATAAATCTTGGTGAACATCGCCTGCGATGATTGCGGATAGCGCTGCGTATCAATCCGCAGCGTGATATTGCCGATTTGCTGGCTATCAGGGATAACCTCGGACAACAGTGCATTGTATTTGCCGCCACCGCGCCGGTTACTCGTCAGGCTCCACGGCATAGCAACGCCGCCAGCATCTGTGCCGTTCTCATGGTTGTAAAGAATGGCTGAGCTATCAGCTAAGCGAGGAAACACGCCAATCTGGTTTGGATATTCTGATGCCGTGCGGTCAAATTCATCCGGCACCCAGGTTGCATCCGAGATGTTGAGACGCGCCACCTTATCCGGCTCAAGCGCTCCGCTTGACGGATAGTGCCACCAGATTTCATCGAATTGTTGATTGTGCCAGCAATGAATTTTAGAGCGCTGACCATCAGTTAAATTATCATAGACATGCTTCCAAATCGTGCTGCACGAAATGGTGTTCGATGGCACAATTTCGATATTGCCGCCCGACCAGCGATAATAATTGTTGCGCCCCTGCCAATAAGCAACGCCGCCAATCACACAGCCAGCGCGCGGAGAGATAATGCCGATATTCCGGTCGAGTAGTTCAATCGACCAAATCGCATTACCGTCGATTTTGCGGAATAACCAAGTTTGCGTGTTCGTGAACAGAAGATTTGCGCCCGAAATCGGCAAGTGACAGACAAACCGCCCCGCACCCTCGATATTATCCTCAAATACCTGATTAAGCTCCGAGGATGTCCAGTTTTCAGGGTAGCCCTGGTCGCTGGTCTTAATTTTGTTCGGCACGCCATCAGCGCCGAGTGTCACAACGATGTTATCGGATACAAACACGTAATTGCAGGCCGTTGGCGCATTGAGCAAGGCAACCGGCGCAATGGTTGTGTCACCATCCCATTTGTAAACGCCCGTCTGATTACCCGCCGTCATGATGATTGTGTCGGCGTAACGGTCAGCAAACCAGATGCGCGGGAACTTGCGGGCAGCAGAGGAAACAAGCGCCGTGCCATACAGGCCAACGCCATAAAGCCCCATGCCGTAACCCAGACCAGCACCCTCGTTCTCATCGCCAGCGGCAATCTGCGGATAATATTGCGTTGCTGCGCCGCCGCCTGCCGTTACTTCTGACGTGGCCGTTCCTGTTGTGAAAATGTCGAATGTATCGGTCGTTACATTTCGCACAATATGTTCGGCGTTGATTTCAGCCGCCAACACGCCGCCCACATCCGTAGCGCCGCTAATTTTGACGCGCCCGCCTTCGGGAATGCCGTGCGCCGGAGCATGAACTTGCATCCAGCCACTTGCCGCCGTTGTGCTTGGGTCGGTTACGGATGTTGTAGCGTTCGCGGTCGTGGAAACTGAGAAATCCACATAAGGGTCACCAACCGCACGAACCAAATGCGTGGTATTAATCTCGGCAGCGGGAATATTGGCTAAATCAGGAAAACCGCTAACGGTAATGGTGTCTCCAACGCGATAGCGCATCCACCACACATCGACCATGCGGACAATGTTGCTGCCATTGGTGCAGAATGCTGTGTTGACACCGCTGTAATAATCATTATCCAGGCTATTGGCTATCGCCACGGGCGTGGTATCAAGCGGCGTGATATTCACAAGCCGCGTGCCAACCAGTGAATAAAGATTGCTATGCGAGCCAATAACAACTTGGGAGTTTTCGGCAATCTCGGCACTGTAAATTGTCCGCACCTTGCCGCTCAATGACTCGCCGTAATCGAACGTCACGCTTGTCCAGCCGCCGATTTTCTCAGGGAAACCGTCACGAAAACGGATATGCTGCGCGTCCGTCCAGTGCGGCGTGGCAAACGCAGAACGGTCAGCCGCAGGCTGCACGCCTGGGGTTATTTGTATCGGCTGAAATTCTGCGGGTGTCGTCACGTCACGCCTCAGAGTTTAATCATTGCATTCAAGAAACTTGTCGGCTGCATGTTATTGTGCGCCGTGCCGGAACCAGCGTTCCCAATCGTAATGCCCGTCGTTGCTGTGCTGGTGTAAGCGCCGCTCGTGCCTGTGCCGCTCTGCTGATTGACGTTGCCGCCAGACAAGCTCGTCGCCACGCCATAGCGCACGTTTGCGTTAACTGGCGTATCGCCCGCAATATGACGATGCCCTGGGTCTGTCAGGGTGTGCGTGTGGCTTGGCATTTCTGCCGTGCTGAGAATGTGCGTTTCTTCGCCAAGCGTTTGACCAAGAGCGCGTGATGTCAGGCTTGCTCCACTGCCAGCAACAGCAAGAGCGCGTCCAAGCATTTTGGTTAGCGCAATCGTCTTGCCCGCCGCGAAATCAGCCGCCGCACTTGCCCCACGCCCACCAGAGACCGCCGCATAGGTATTGCTCACGTTGTTCCAAAGCAACGTAAACAGCGCTTCCGTGTCAGCATTCGCGCGCGTGGTGCCACCGCTACCGGCAGCACCTATCGTGCCATCATTGCACATGACCCAGCCTGTATCGGCAACGGTCTTGATGGTGAATTTCACGTCACCTGTTGAACCGCCGACAAGCTGCAACAGCGTATCAAGCAAATCCCAATTTTCATTGGTGTAGCCACCCCAAAGGTCTTGGTCAGTTGGATTATTGACCAAGGGCTTTTTGAAGCCGTAATTTGGGGTTAAGCTTGGCATAGCGCCTAACCGATAATCGCGTAATTATACACGCTGGTATCGCTCGCCGTGCCTGCGATGGTAAAGCCGGTTCCAACGGTAATCGTTTTGACCGCCGGAGTTGCACCAACCGTGCCGCCAACCGTCTTAAGCGTTACCAGCACTTGGCTATCTGCCGTAATAGCGGCATTCGTTACCGTAACCGGCGTTGCGCCATTGCAAGTGAATGTGCCTTTTTGGCCAGACGCCAAACCAAGCGTCACGCCGCTGATAGCTCCGCCCGTGATTGCAACGGCACTGGCAAGCTGGCCAGCAAGATAAAGGCTAAGCCGCTTGAGCGACCCAATCGTGAGATAAGCCATTTATTCCCCCCTAAACAAGCGAAGCGATTGAAAGCGACCCGCTGGCGTTCTGCTTCGTCGTCCGCAGCAGCAAGTTTTGGTATTCGGCATGTTCTTTGTCGCTGTAGTAAGCCGCCATCGTGGCGTCCTGCCGCAGTTCCATCGAAAGTGTTGACAACGCGCGCAGCGTCAAAAGGCGCGCAGCGTTTGTCGTGAAATCGTTTTCGTCGCTGTCATTCACAAGGTCGGCATATTCCTTGAGGTAGTGCCGACCTAGCGTGTAATCCTTGTCCGGTATTGGGTAGCACTGGTAACCAACATCACCGATGCGCGCATACCAGCGCGGTATGCCGTAGCCATTGCTCAGAAAGATGTTGTCAAATTCCTGGTTTGCTATCTTCCGCAGCGGGTAACGCAAGTTGCTGTAGATGACGTAAAACCCATCTGTGCCAAAAGCGGGGAGCAGGCACGAGGCGGTCGGGAATGGAAAGTTTGGGTCTTGTCTGGTGAGTGTTGCCGTGTCCGCAACCTCGTTGAACCAAAAGCGCCGAATCTTCCAATACCGCACCGCCTCGTTAATGGCTTCCTTCACATCAGACACATCGACGGCAGTATTCGAGGGGTCAATTAACCGCTTCGATACCGCCGTGATGATGTCCGAGAACGCCATTAGTTGTTTGCCAACAATCCGTCGTAAGCAACGCCGAACAAGAAGGCGATGTCCGCCGTCGCATCCGCATCAGCAGCAATAAGCTGAACCGTAATCCAGCCATTTGCCGCCGCAACGAAAGACAAACCCTCTTTTTCATCAACCGTGATAAACCCGCCAGACTGCGCGGCAGTTGACAGAGAAGCCCACGCATCAACATCGTTCGTGTAGGTGACGTTATCGTCATACACGTAGCCGAGGTTAACCGTGGTTGAGCCTGCGCCAAAGTTGCCGCAATACACGCTCTTGTCGCCGATATTGAAACGTGCGCCCTTTTGGAAGGGAACCAGCCCAACATAGGCATTTGCCGCCGTGCCAGAAGGCACAGAGACAGAGCCAGCGACAATGCGCTCGCAACCATCACGGTCAACCTTAGCTTTAAGGAAGTCCTTGTAGTTGCCAGCGTATTTCGTGGGTAGAACGCTAGGTGTCGTCATGTTTTTTACTCCTTAACCGTGCGCTGCGCCGTAAGTGGAAATCACGAACGTGCCAATATCTTCCGAGTTGGAGGCGACGGTCTTTTTCAGACCGTAAATCAAGCGGCCTTCCAGCCCCTTGAAATAGTCGTAGTCCTTCAACTGCGAGAAATACTTGAGAGGCACATCCTTATCGGAAGGACGCCCACCGAACGGGCTAGCGAAGGTCAGAGCATCACGCCCAACCAGCACAGCACGTTGCACGGTGGTGATAACCGCCGAAGTGTCCGAGCGCATACCGTAGGCAACGCGCGGCGCACTGTAGATGTTGACGCGACCATACTGGCCGAGACACGGCATGGTATCGAACATCTTGCCTTCGATTTGTTCCATGTCGCCGCCAGTTGCACGGGCAAGCGCCATGTTCCACCACTGGATTGCACCCGTGGTGTCACGCTTGAGGTCGGTCAACTGTTGCGGAGAGACGAACAGGTCGAACGTGTCATCGGCAAACATCTCCAGCGGCTGATCGCTGCTGTCGATTTTTTCCAATGCAATGTCGATAAGTTCGAGCGAGAAAGTGTTGCTTGAGGTCAGCGACTGGTCATTCGCAACACCGCCTGCGCGAATGATGCGATTGGTCGAAGGCGCAACCGGCGTATTGTGGCCTTGAACAAACAGCTTGGCGCTGCCGCTCCAGGTCGTGCCGTTCAGCGTAAAGCTGGTCGGGTTGACACCAGCGAGATGCTGGAAAACCGCCGTGTCCAGCAATTCCACATGACGGCGCGGAATCAGCTTGCGGGTGCGGTCAGGAAAGTCAACCAGCGTGCGCTGCTGCTCAATGGTGTCGCTGTTGGGGTTCAAAACACCGATACGGGTGGTGTTCATCGCCAGCGAGAAGCTGCCCAGGTCGAGCGCTTCCTCGTTGCCGTCGAGCGTGCCACCTTCGCCAACCGGAATGCCAGTCAGCTTGTTGGTGTAATCATAGGTGATGCTGTCGCCGCGCGCCTTACCGCCCATCAAATCTTCGGCGAAGTGAACCGCGCCGCGCTTGAACATATGGCCGTAGGCCGAGCGTTGGCCTGGGTTAACCCAATCTTCGGTAGCCCACAGTTTGCGTGCAAGCGCATCTGCGGAAGTCATAGGAGTTACTGACATGGAAAATCCCCGTCTAAGAGTTGAATAGCTGTTGCTGTTTCAACTGCGGACAGGGATGTTTAATGAGGGCTGCCCCTCCTGCGTTTTAACGTGCGCGACCACGTTTTGCAGCGTCACCTATCGTTGGTGCATTACGCCGTCAGTTAAAGCCGTGCGGCGGCCTCCTATTTCTAGGGCGGATATATCATAGCACAATTTTCCTGCTTTACAAACTCTATTTTCTGTGAACCTGTTTTTGACTCACTAAGAAGCCGTCCGCAACTGCGCGAACACCGCGCGCTTTTGGTCTGGCGATAGCTTCGCCCACTCACCGGCAGTCATACCAGCAGCGCCAACGGGTGTTAGGTCGCCTTCTGCCCCGCGACCGGCAGCGCCAGCCATGCCAGAATTGCGCGCACGATGGTTTGCCAGCTTGGCAAGGTCTGGTTTCGGCTCATCCTTCACCTGTGCCAGGGCGCTTTCCTGATAGCCATAGCGCTTGGCTTCTTCGTAAAGCCCCTCGACGGGGTTTTCAAAACCATTACGCAGAGCAACAGCAGCGCGCTCTAGCACGCGGCGATTGACCTTGTTGCGTAGCTCAATTTCCGAAATATTCGGGTCTTGCACCCGAAAACCATAGGCCAATGCAGACACATAAAACTGCTTGGCATTGTCATAATCTGGCTTGGATTGCTTGATTTGTGCCTCATATTGCGCCAATTCACCAAATGCGCGCGCTTCGGTCTCCCGCTCAATACGCGCCTTCTTTTCCGCTGCGGTTTCTTCCGCAATGGCGTTCATTTGCTTCTCAAGCTGGTTTGCCTTCCATTCAAAGTAAGCAACAGGGTCATCGTCCTTGCTCGGCACAGCGTCAGCGGCTGGCTTGGGCTTTGCTGCGGCTTCCAGGGCGGCTATCTTGGCCTCTGCTGCGGCAAGCTGCTCAGCCATGCGGGCAGCTTGTGAGCGTGCCTCACGCCGCTCCCGTGCATAATCTGCGGCGGTTTTCTCCGCTACCGGCTCGGCTGGCTTTTCCTCGACCTTCGCGGGCGGCTCTGTCTCTGGCTTCGGTTCTTCCTTAACCGGCTCAGCGTCCGGCGCAGGCTCGGCTGGCTTTTCTTCCTCGACTTGCTCTGCAAGCGCGCCTTCTTTGGCCTTTGCTTCCTCAAGCGCTTTGCGGGTTTCTTCAATGACGGTTTCCAAGCCCATTTTCTCGCTCCTGGTTAGATTGTGACAGTGGCCGTGCTGGCCATTTTGCGGATAACTTGCGTTTCGATGTTCTTCTGATGTGCTTCTTCAACCTTAACGAATGCGTCAGCCTCTTTCTGCTTGGTCGCAGCAACGGTTTCGCCAACCTTGGCCTGATTAACCGCCGTTTGTGACTGCAAGTGACTGACTTGCGCTTGCGTAAGCTGGCTTTGCAGTTGGGCAAGCTGCTGCTGTAGCGCCTGGTATTGCGCCATTGGCACCATTTCGTCGGTCGGATTGAGCGCGGCAGACATGCGGTTGCGCACATCGCCGTCGAGCGGCAGCATTTGCAAGCTTTCGGCATACAGCACGCCAGCTGTTTGCATGTTGCCAATTTGTAAATACTTGTCGCCTATCAGCGTCAGCATTTGGGCAGTCTCAGCCTTATCCTCCGGCGACTGTGCGCCCTCTTGGATTGAGACATCATATTCGGGTGCCATCATATCGGCGCTAATGGCCAGGAATTGGTCTTTCCCATCCTCGCCGGTGATGCGGAACCATTGGCCGGTGTTGTTGTCCACCCAGACGCGGATAAGGTCGGCACACAAGCGCGCATCCTCTTTCTGGTAGAGTGTGATTGCATCGGAAACCCACCACATCTTGCTGATGATTTGGCGAATGCGGCGCTTGTAAAGAATGCCGGTTTCCTGGTCATTCGCCTGCCCCAGGAATGCAGGGTCAACGCCGTTACTCGATATGGCCGCATCGGATAGCGTGATGATGTTTTCCAAGCCAGTCGGCACAGCGCCTTGGGCTTTTTGCAGGATTTTGCCCTGCCCTATCGCCCCATCATTGACAACAATCACCGAGTCCGTCTTAGCCCACTTGGCTTCAAAGTCGGCCACATCCTCGACCGCGCTCTGCTCGACCATCACGCCGCCCTTTGAGTTGGCAGCAATGGTGAACATCAGTTCCGTCAGGGCTTTGTTGTAATATTTCTGCGGCTCAATCATGGCATTGACCATGCCAATCCAGTATTTACCGCGCTCGTTGTAATTGCCTGTTTTGAATTGCAGTCCAAAGCCTTGCTGGCAAATGCTCTTGAACTTATTGAATACGTGATTGCCTGAAATCACCGCCGTATAGAAGCATTTGCGCTTGAAGCCTATCGGCTCGATGGCTGCGCCGAAGATAGCAACCAGCTTAGTCTTGGTTTGCTCATCAAAGGTCAATTCCTCGGCGAGCGGGTCAAAGTCGAACAGGTCGCCCGCATTGATGCCAGCCGGTGCATAGCTCTTTAGCTCGCCCTTGATAGCATCCATTTGCAGCTTGGCACCCGTCGCCAACAGCGGGTCGGTCATGGTGAAAAGCGGATTGCGCGCGCGGTAGAATGTTTCGTATTCATACCATTCATGCTTGTAAACGCGGCATGTATCCTGGTCTTTTTCCGTCCACTCGACGGCATTATCCGCCTTGATTTTGGAATACAGCCCGCCCCAGGGATTATACTGGTAGCCGCTGTCAGCGCTCTCGGCCTGTGACTCGGAAACACGTTCAAAGTCATCGGGCTTGCTGCTCTGGAATAGGTCAAGCGCATCCTGCAAATCATAGTCTTGAAAATAGCCCCGAAAACGGCTGTCCATGATGTTGGCGGCGCGCGCCGTCGAATCCCAATAGCATTGCAGCGGGTCAATGCGCGCCTTGATGATTTCGCCCCCTGGCATGGTTGTTGCATTGCCAATGATATAGCTAAGGTCAGTATCTATCGCGCCATAGCCATTAACGATAAGGTCAAGGTCTTGTTTGCTTTCCACTTGGTCAGCATTGGCTGCCTCACGGTGGAAGCTGTAGAGCGCGTTCATGTTGCGGCTGTAAAGCTGCATCGCCTGCGCTTGGTTCACGCGCGCAATGAACTTAGCCTGTCGCCGGTTCTGCGCCATGAAGCCGACAACGGCGTCGATGTTCTGCGGTATCTTCTTGATGTTGACCATCGCGCGACGCTTGCGTCCAGACGGCTCGGCGAATTGGATGCTGTCCGAATAGCTGCTTTCGCTATCGTTGTAATAGCTCTGGCACATGCGCGTATTGTCATACTGCTTGCCTAGGCCACTCTTGGCACGGTCGCGCTGCTTCTTGAACATCTCAACAAGTTTGCTATCGCTTTTCATCAGAAATCCTCCCATCCGCCGCCAGCGCTTGCTGTGGCCAGTTCGCGGCGTGCTTTCGACACCATTGATTGCTTTTGTGCGGGGAACGTCATGCACAATTCCGGCTCGTAAACGCGGCTCAGCGCGTCCAGCATGTCGTCATATTTGCTCATCGGGAAGGTCTTGACTTCCACGTTTAGCAACTCCTGCACCAAGTCCCATTTACGCCCGTCTGTGTCCACATAGACCAAGCTTTGCGGCAGATACCAACGCCCGTTCTGCATGTCCGGCACCAGACGGCTAACGCGCGCGGTCTTTGATTTCTGGCCTGAGACAACAAACAGCGGGAAATTATACGCATCGTCGCGCATCTTGTTTTTCAGGTAATGCGTGTCCGATTGCATTGAATATTTTTCATAGCCAACCTTGGGCGGCTTACCGCACAGCTTGTTCCACTTGCGATGCAACATGAACAGCATGTCGATGCGCTCTGTCGGGTTTAGCCGGTCGCGCACCATGTCCAACAGGTAGTAATTGTTATCAGGCGCTAACCCGACAACCATCATGGCCGTCCAGTCTGAGTTCTTATCCTTCTTCTTCTTCTCGTCCTCGTCGCCACCGGCAGGGTCAACCAGAATGGCGACGTTCATTTCCTTTGGCTTGATAGCCCCAGGCGCGTAATAGCGCAGCCACGTGACATTGATTAGCCCGCCGCCAATCGGCACCGGCTCTTGCAAGTATTGGCCTGCGTAGGCGTATTCACCTAGGCGCGTGCGTGTCTGGCTCAACACTTCCGGCGTGAAGCGTGACGGGAACAGGAAAGCCCCTTGCGGCATATCCCATTTGCGCCCGCGTATGCTGTAATGATAGCTGCGCGCCTTGGCCTCGGCTGGCAGCTTGAGGTGATACCAGCCCGCATCCTTAAGCAGATTGCCGGTCGGGTCATCGTCATGCAGGCGTTGCATGTTGAGGATAAAACGCCCACTGCGCGGGTCATTGAAGCGGCTGAACAGCGAGCCGCGTATTGTCTCGTTTGTGCTGTTGCGTATCTGGTCGGACAACGCCTCGTCAGGTGCAAGCGGGTCATCGCAAATCTGGATATGCGCGCCCTCACCCATGACGTTGCTCATGCTTGATGAGAAGTATTGCCCGCGCTCTGTGGTTTCAAAATAATACTGGCGGTTAAGTTCTTCCGATAGACGTGTGCGCGGAAAACATTCCTTATACCACTCAGACTGCATCAGGACGCGGGTTTTACGCGTCATCTTCTCGGCGAGTGATGCCTTGAACGATGTCAGCATGAATTGAATAGACGGGTCTTTGCCCATGCCCCAGGCGGGGAATGACACACTCGTCGTGTGGGTCTTGAGCGAGCGCGGCGGCATGTTGATAGCAAGCAGCCTAATTTCCCCATCCAAAACCGCTTGAAGATGCTCTGCGATGCAATCAATGTGCCAGTTATGTTCAAATGGTGTTGACGGCTCGATAACGTGAAACGCCTTCGACGTGAACGCAGCGAGGCTATCGCGGCATATCGCGTTAAAGTATTCATACTCCGTTATCTTAGCGACGCTTCCCACGCATCAGCCTTTCTGCACAGTCAAGCACATGGCGCAGCGGCATTCGCAGCGTGCCCTCGTCGTTTCGCTCACCCCAGGCCATATACCAGCGCTCTTCGTCAAAGCTCAGCTTAAGCCCCATCGTGATATGCTGCTCAAGGATGCCCACAATAGCCTGCGGATTGGTTTTTTTATCCTTATGTGTGGTCATCAGCCGCGCGTCATAGATAGGCCGCTCTGGCAGCTTGGGCGCAACATCATCGGCCATGCTGTCACGGCGCAGCTCAATCTCCTGCGCCAGTTGCGTTGCATCTTTCTCAAAGATGTCCGGCACTCCGAACGCCTGCGCCATGCCGCGCAGTTCAACCAGTGGTTTGTCTCTTAGCTGCATTTTTGCCCCATAGGTAGCAGCAACCTATTTCCAGCGGCGGGGGCGTTGGTCGAGACCTGATAACGCTTTGCTCCACTTCCGAATAGCGAGGCAAGTTCACGCAGAGTTGCCCATGCTCTCGTGTTTTCTCTACGCAGATGCGCTAAAGACTGAGACACGCTACTCATCCTCCTGGCCAGGGCTTCGTAGGTCACGCTGACATGACCAATTCACCGTCAAGCTTAATCATGCGCGGGCGGAATGCGCCACGTGCCACGCTCTCAGCGCGCCGCTTAATCACCACAACGGGTGAGGTCATGTGCAAGCTTTCCTCTGCGCCGTTGCAGCTAATCGTGAACGTGTCATCGCCGTGAAAAACAATCTTGAACGCTTCGCGCTCTAGCTGTTTGGCAAGCGCTTGCTCGACATCGGATTGATTGAGTAACTTGGCAACTGGCTTGACCTTCACCGGCTGCTGCTCGTCGGCCTTGGTCTTGACCGGCTGCGCGTTGCTTACGTGGTCGATGATAGCCTGTAGCACCTTCTCGGCACCGGCCTTATGGTGCAGCTTAATCCCGTGTTTCGCCGCCACTTGTTTGAGTTCCGGCAACTCCAGTGATTTGAGGGATGCTATGTCCATTAACTTGCTCCTGTTGCTGTTTGTAACGCTCGATGATTTCGCGCTCGCTCATGTTCACGGCGCGCGTGGTTATCTCGCCGGAGTGGTTCATATCTTGCGTTATCCGGTCGCCGTATTTCTTGGGGGCTAGCTTTGAAGCACGCCATTGCCGCGCCCATATGCGGAGCTTTGCTACCTGGGCTTCCTCTGGCGCGGCTTCGTCCGCAATTTGCACGCAATAATCCGCTTCGTATTCCTGCTGTGCGCGCCGCGCTTCGTCCGCCTTTGCGCGAAACGCTTCATTCTGCGCCATGTAACGGTAAATCGTTGGTTCGCTCGGCAGGCCATCTTTGCCAGCCATGCCATGAATTGACTCGCCCGATGCAAGCCGCGCGCAGATGGTTTCTATGATGTCGTCAGTCCAAGGAAATTGCACGTTTCACCTATAAAATCGCGCGCGATATTTCTATCAGCGTTTCATTCGCAACTCTCTTGCCAACAAGTCATGCGTTGCCGCGTATTAGGCACTTCAAGAAACTCCAAGACTTCGCGGTCTAGCTCGTTGAATTCGATAAAATTATCTAGCATCGCCCTATCCACGTAAATCATCGCCCATGGATTAGGGCTTCCTTGTTTCATCCCATTGCCTCGCGTTGGAGGCGCTTAACCTGCTCGTCATGGCTTTCGTAAACGCGAAGCAAACCCACTTGAACGGACTGACGCGGTTCTTTGTCGGCACGCCAATAGGCTTGGATAAGCTTGTATGGCGTTTCAGCGGCAACGATAAAATCCGCGCTCATCCGCCCATCTCCAAATACTTGAGCGCCGCATCCTTGCTGCTGAAACCGGCGACGTAATAATCGGGTGGCGCGCAAAAGCCGGTGTTTTCGTTGCGGATATTGGAGCGGACTTGCCACGGCAGCGTGGGGTCTCGGGTCTCGTGCAGCGTGAGAAATCGGGTAACGGCAGTACTCATGCCCTTCTGTATAATGGTTAACGCCGCAACAATTCAACTGTCTAAAGGTTAATATCCGCATCTTTCTTGCGTTGTTTGGGCGTTGTGTCGTTTCTGGTTGTAATCTGTCCCGTTTTATGGGATAAACAATCATCGACAACACGAACTCGGAGAAACGAAATGACTATAAACTTCATGTATGCAGATGTCGAGTTTATCAATCCTGCAAATGGCTTGCATTCAATTGCTTACGAGCAGAGCAACCAGTGGATTGTTAAACTGTATGACGAGGATGCCGGGCAGTTTGTTTCTGATGGCCATGCGTTTAAGACTAAGAAAGCCGCTGTAGATTATGCTTCTGCCATCGTTCAAGACTAACCCCCAACCACGGAGAAACATCATGACAAAAGAAAATCAAATTCCGGTTTATCACGATCGCGAGGTTTACAAAAGAGAAGCCGAAGCTAGCAAAGGCAAATGTTTAGTTAAGGCAACTTGTGTTTATGGTTATAAGTATTATATCCACCCGGAACAGTTAAAATATGCGCGTTCAAATAAGCGCAATTTCATTTATGTTTTTTATAAGAACGGGAAGATAAAGCAATACCGTGAGCTGAATGGCAAGGACTGGAATCGAGTGATTTTGCATATTGACAACATTGCTTCGATTGAATCCTAACCACGGAGCGCAATCATGGCCATAGCGCCGGAAACCATTCGTCAGACGCGCCTGTCTGCTGGCCTGACGCAACGGGAAGCGGCTGAACTACTCGGCGTGAAGCTGCGCCGGTGGGAAGCGTGGGAACAGGGCGAGAACCCCATGCACCAAGTTTTCTGGGACACCTTCGTGCTCAAGGTTCGTCTGGCGGAGCGGGCGCGGGGGATTGGCTGAAAATTTGCCCGCTGGCGCGTTTTACC